CAAGAGCAACGAAAAACCATAAGAAAAAAGGCATTTAGGATCAATCGTTATGGCACCCCGCGGACGTAAATCTGCGGCGAGTAAGGAAGTTAAATCCGCGCAATTGCCGGGGCAGCGACCTCCGCCGCCCACTGGTCTCACGGACTTTCAATCTGATGAGTGGCGCGCGATCGTTGGTCGCCTGCCAGCAGACTGGTTTAGCCGTGAGACGCACGGCCTCCTGATTCAGTATGTGCGCCATGCCGAGAATGCTTTGAAACTTTCGGTAGTCTTAGACACATTTCCCCTCGCTGACATCAACACGGAAGCGGGCGCCGAACGCTTCGACAAACTGACAAAGATGTTTGAGCGTGAAGGCCGGGCCATGTCGTCGCTCGCCACCAGGATGCGGTTGACGCAACAGTCCCGCTATAACGCTCTGAACGCCAACACGGCTTCCAAAAAGTCTGGCGCCAACGCAAAGAAGCCATGGGAAAGTTGACGCGCGGTGAGCGCAATTGCAAGTGGATCGAAACCCACTGCTATATCCCCGAAGGCGCGCATCTTGGCAAGCCGGTTAGGTTGCGTAAGTGGCAGCGCGAAATCGTGCTCGGTATTTACGATAACCCGGCCGACACACGGCGCGCGATTATTTCGGTCGGTCGGAAGAACGCCAAAACCGCGTTGAGCGCGTTCCTTCTTTTGCTGCATCTTTGTGGGCCGGAGGCCAAGCCCAACAGTCAGTTGTATAGCTCGGCGCAGTCGCGAGAACAGGCCGCGGTGATCTTCAATCTTGCTGCAAAGTGCGCGCGTATTTCAAACTCATTGCGCGAATACGTTATCCCAAAAGATAGTAGCAAGGAGCTGGTCTGCGGCGAACTCGGTACGCGTTACCGCGCGCTCTCCGCAGACGCCAGTACCGCTTACGGCCTGTCGCCCGTGTTTATCGTTCATGATGAACTTGGCCAGGTTAAGGGGCCACGCTCCGAGTTATATGAGGCGCTTGAGACGGCGACTGGTGCGCAGGACAAGCCGCTCTCCATCGTGATCTCGACGCAGGCGGCAACCGACGCTGACCTATTGTCGATGCTGATTGACGACGCGGTTAAGTCGAAGGATCCTAAAATCCGGGTGTTTCTGTTCACCGCCCCGATCGATGCTGATCCGTTCTGTGAAGCGACGATCAGGGTAGCCAATCCGGCGTTCGGTGACTTCCAGAATCCGGAAGAAACCCTGCAGATGATGGAGGAGGCCAAGCGCCTCCCTTCGCGCGAGGCGGCATATCGTAACCTTGTGCTCAACCAGAGGGTTGAGGTTAGCAGTCCGTTTATTACGCGCAGCGTCTGGGAAGCGTGCTCTGCTAAACCAAATCCCGACCTAACCGGTAGGCCGGTGTACGGCGGTCTCGATCTATCTGAGACGAATGACCTTACCGCACTTGTGCTGATAGCGCCCGACGTTACTGCTGGTGCGTGGGACGTTTACCCAACATTCTGGTTACCCGGACATGGCATTCATGAGCGTGCGCGCGCAGATCGCGTTCCTTACGATCAATGGGCTGATCGATATTTGGACGTCGTTCCAGGTGCTAAGAGTATTGAGTATGATTTTGTAGCGCGTCACATCCGGGATGTGTTTGACACATACAATATCCAAAAGATTGCTTTCGATCGGTATAACTGGAAGCACTTTAAGCCATGCCTGTTGCGCGCTGGATTTACGGAAGAGGAAATTGAAGAGCGGTTTCTAGAATTCGGGCAGGGATTTGTCTCCATGTCTCCCGCACTTCGATCACTTGAATCGGCCCTGCTGAACGGAAAGTTGCGGCACGGTGGCCATCCTGTGCTAAATATGTGCGCCGCCAATGCAATCGCCAAGCAGGACGACGCTGGCAACCGCAAACTGACAAAGGCTCAAAGCCGCGGTCGGATTGATGGAATGGTTTCTCTTGCTATGGCGATGGGCGCCGCGTCCGAATACGTCGAAGTGGCACCCGTCTCATCCCCCTGGAACGACCCAAATTTCAGCCTTTCTAATGTCGGAGCTTATTGATGTGGCCGTTTGACAGGGCTGAAACTGCCACGAAAACTCAAGCGGAAGTGCGAAATCTGCCTACAAACGGCACGATTCCCGTCAGTTCTCACGATTTTCTCGCATTTTTTGGCATCGATGCAAAGAACCTCGCGCACATCACGATTGACAGTGCGCTTGGTGTTCCTGCTGTTGCTGCTGCGGTTGCTTTTCTGTCTCGCACGATGGCTGCTCTGCCGTTGCATGCGTACCGCGAGACGAAGGATGGCCCGAAGAAGGTTAGTGGCAAACTTGAGTCCGTCATTCACGATGCGCCGAATGACGAGATGGATTCGTTCAAGTTTCGTCAGTATTTCTGGCAACAGGTGTTTACGGGCGGGCGCGGTTTTGCGTGGATTGAGCGTGCGCCGCAGGGTGTTGAAGCCATTTGGCCGATGGATCCCGGCAAGACGACGGTTCGCCGAGAGGGGCTGAAACTCGTCTATAAGTTTGACGGCCGAGATTACGATGCCGCGGACGTCATCGATATCCCATACATGCTGCGCGCCGATGGCGTTGGGCATTATGGGCCAATTGCCAACGCATCGAAGGCGATTCAGCTTGCCTTGGCGATGAACGACTACGCCAGTAACTTCTTTGCAGGCGGTGGCGTTCCTCCGTTGGCGTTGACAGGACCGCTCCCGGCCGGTGCCGAGCAGATGAACCGCATGTTGGCGGACATTAACCGAGCGATCGATACTGCCAAGGCGAGCGGCAAGCCTATCACGCCGATTCCTGGCGGCTACGAGTTGAAGCCTGTGGGCCTTGAGCCCGACAAGGGCCAGATGGTTGAGGCGCGGCGTTTCCAGGTTGAGGAAATCGCGCGCGCGTTCCAGTTGCCGCCCGTGTTTTTGCAGGATCTGTCGCGCGCGACGTTCAGCAACGCTGAGCAGCAGGACTTGCATCTCGTTAAGCACCTGATCGGCCAGTGGGCCGAAGCGTTTGAAGGTGAGTTGAATCTGAAGTTGTTCGGCCGTGGCACCAAGGGGCGGTATATTGAACATAACCTCGATGGCCTGCTTCGCGGCGACTTCAAGTCGCGTATCGACGGCATCACGCGCGGCATTCAGGCCGGCTTGCTGACTCCGAACGAGGGGCGGGCGTTAGAAAATCGTCCCGACCACGAGAACGAGCACGCTGACGACTTGTTCATGCAGGGCGGCACCGTCCCGCTAGGCTCGCAGCCGGTGCAGACTGTTGCCAAGCCCGCGGAGTCCGGTGAACCGGCAAATGACAATTCGGCGCATGGGGACACGCCAGACACTGAGGAACCGAAAGCAGCATGAGCAAGAAGCCCGACCTTAATGGACAAGAGGTTCGGTCGTTTACGGCGCCCATTGAGCGCCGTGCCGCCGATGGCAAAACGACCGTTGCGGGTTATGCGGCTGTCTTCAATGACATGACCGAGATCGGCGATTACTTCCGAGAGACGATTGCACCGGGAGCCTTTACCGAAACGCTGAAGACCGCGGATGTCCGGGCGTACTTCGATCACAACAGCGGGCGCGTGCTTGGGCGCAAGAGCGCCGGCACTTTGCGTATTCATGAAGACGAAAGGGGCCTGGCGGTCGAGATCGACTTGCCGGATACGTCTGACGGTCGCGACGTGCAGACGTTGATTGAGCGCGGCGATGTCACCGGCATGTCTTTCGGCTTCATCGTCACTAAACAAACCTGGGATGACACGGGCGATATCCCGTCGCGCACGATCGACGAAGTGATCCTCCGCGAAGTCTCGATCGTTTCGGAGCCCGCCTACGAAGGTACGTCGATTGCGTTGCGCGATCTGGATAGCGCCCGCAAGGAGCGTGAAGCCGGCGAGAAGACCGCAGAACAGCGCGCCGCTGATGCGGCGGCAGCCAAGCGACGCATCGCTGAAAAGCGAGCAAGAATGGAACAGCAGTTTCGGGGCATCCGGCAGGACGCGCCCGTGTCACCCGGCGAGTAGCCGGAGGGCGGACGCGAAACGTCCTGCCAGTTAATCCCCATGGCCTGCGTGGCCTTACTTTAGGAGCCCTAAACTATGACTATCAAGGAACTTCAGGAAAAGCGCGAGAAGCTGATTGTTGACGCGCGCGCCGCCCTCGACGAGGTTGGCAAGAACACCGACGAAGCCCGTTCGGCTGAGTTGGAAAAGCGCCATGACGACATCATGGCCGAGTTTGACAAGATCGGCGTGCAGATCGAGCGCGAAGAGCGTCTTGCCGCTGCGCAGGCCGCGATTGAAGAGCGCGCCGCCGAAGAGCGCAAGGGCAAGCGCCCGGTTGCCAAGGATGGCGACGAACAGCGCGGCCAGGCCGAAGAGGCGAAGCCGGAATACCGCGAGGTGTTCTACAAGTATCTGTCGCGCGGTGCGTCGCTTGACGAACTGTCGCAGGAAGAGCGCGCGGTTCTGAAGGAGGGCGTGAAACTCGCCAACGAACAGCGCACGCAGGTCTCCACGCAGGGCACATCGACGACTGCGGGCGGCTACACCGTTCCGGTGGAGTTGTCCAATCAGATCATCAAGTCGATGAAGGCTTGGGGTCCGATGTATGACGAGGATATCTGTACCGTCATCTCCACCTCGACTGGCGTGACGATCAAGATCCCGACCGTTGACGATACCGCAGTTACCGCGGTTCAGCACGCGGAAGGCACCGCGATGACTGACGATGGTGGCAGCGACGTCACCTTCGGCCAGAAGTCGCTTGAGGCTTACGGCTACGACACCGAATGGGTGAAGTTCTCGCTGGAGCTGGCTCGCGACTCTATCTTCAACATGGAATCGCTGCTCGGTCAGTTGCTCGGCGAGCGTCTTGGGCGCATTGCCAACAAGCAGCTTACCACGGGCGACGGTACTGGTGACCCGAACGGTATCGTTACCGCGTCGGTCAAGGGCAAGGACGCCGCTGCGGCTGCTGCCGTGACCTACGACGAACTGATTGACCTTGTTCACTCGGTCGACCCGGCCTATCGCCAGTCTCCGAAGGTGCGGTTCATGTTCAATGACCTGACGCTGGCGGCTCTCCGCAAGCTGAAGGACGGCGACGGCCGCTACATCTGGACGAACGGTGATGTGCAGAACGGCGTACCGGGTTCGATCCTTGGTTACCGCTATAGCGTGAACCAGGCGATGGACGGCGTTGCTACCGGCAAGAAGTCCATCCTGTTCGGCGACTTCGGCAAGTATTTCGTTCGCAAGGTTGGTTCGCCGATGATTGGTGTCAAGCGTGAGACCTATTGGCCGGATCTGGGCATCGCTGGCCTGATCTACCTTGATGGCGAGCTTGGTGACACTGCCGCCGTCAAGCATCTGTTGCAGCCGTAATCGGACACGGCGGGCTGGCAACGGCCCGCCACTTCCCTTGGTTTAATTGGAGGAATGAATGTCTGATTATAGTGGCAAAGTCCATCGTGATGTCGGTGGCGACAAACTCACGGCTGAGGCCGGAGGTGTAATCGCTATTGGTAACATGATCTTCACCGTGAACGCCGCCGGCAAAGCGATTGTCACCGGCATCCCGACCGCAGATCCTAACGTCGCAGGTCTGTTGTGGAGCAATAGTGGCGTTCTGACGGTCAGTGCGGGCTAATGCTTGTTCGTATGCTGGTTGAGTTGTCCGGCCCCGGCATGTTGCTGGCGCCGGGCGACGAGCGGGATTTCCCGGATGCTGAGGCCGTTCGGTTGATTGCCGCGGAATACGCGGTGCCAGTTGCTGAGCATCGCGTTGAGCGGGCGGTTGTTGCCGAACCTGCAACCGAACAGCGCAGGCGTGGACGACCGCGCAAGGAAATCTAATGTGGTATCCGGCGAAGGTCACGGAAGCACCTGCAACGTTGCCGGTTACGGCAGACGAAGTGAAGCTGCGCCTTCGTATCGATGCCGCGGATGATGCCACAGACATTGCGCTGCTCATTGCGGCGGCGACGGATCACGTCGAGAAGTATTGCAATACGCCGCTTGTCTCGCGCACAGTCGAGGTAAAGTGCGATAGTTTTGCAGATATTGCTTATCTGCCGATTGCGCCCGTCAGCGCTGTAGCGTCGATTACGTATATCGATGCAGCGGGCGCAGAGCAGACGTTACCCGACACAGTTTACGAACTACACTCTGATGGGTTGAGCACCGCGATTGTGTTGAAGCCGGGACAGGTGTGGCCTGTGGTGCAGACGGGATCGCGCATAACTGTGACGGCCACGGTCGGCTATGCAGAAGTGCCACCCGCCGTGAAGCACGCAATCCTGCTTTTCATTGCAGACGCTTATGCCGTTCGCGAGAACGGCGCCGTCCCGAGTTGGACGGCGTTTGACAGTCTTTTGAGCAATTATCGCCGCGGCATCTAGCGGCTATTGGAGGAACCATGACCGATCTTACGATTACTGCGACGAGTGTTGTTGGCGACGGCTCCGGCAAGCGCGCTAGCGGCACGGCCGGGGAAGCCATTACGGCAGGGCAGGTTGTGTATTTCGATACGACCGTGAACAAGTGGAAGTTGGCTGACAGCGACTCGGCGACGACTGCGGCGAAGACTGCCGGTGGCATTGCGTTGAATGGCGCCGCGTTGAACCAGCCTGTCACGGTGCAGGTTGAGGGTGACGTAACGATCGGCGCCACGCTCACAAAGGGCACCGCGTACTATTTGTCCGAAACTGCGGGTGGCATTCAGCCCGCGGCCGATCTCACGACTGGTGAGAATGTCTGTCAGCTTGGTATTGCCAAGTCGACGTCGGTGCTCGCCGTTCGGATTGTTGCGCCGGGGGTTGTGGTGTAAGGCAATGACCGCGCACGACCTTGAAGTCCGCGCCATTGAGATGCTTACGCTGCGCGTAAGGTTGCCGCGCATGTGGAAGCCGCGCCTCTGGCTTGCTGGCCGCGTGTTTCTGGTTGGCGCTTGGCTCACCGGGACGCGTTGCGAGATCACTGTAGAATGAAAGCCGGCACCCTCAACAAGCGCGCCCGCTTCGAATCGCAGGTTTCCGTCTCAGACGGCGCAGGCGGCTCCACGCTGTCGTGGCAGGAATACGTCACGGTCTGGTCGCAACTGTCGCCCGAGCGTGCGCGCGAGAAGATCCAGCAGGGGCGTATTGCGGATGCGTCGGCGGGAGTTCTAAGGGTGCGCAGCAGTACGGCAACGCGGTTGATTGATGGAAAATATCGCGTTGTGGTGGATGGGGTGACGTACAACATCCGCGGAGCCGCCAATCCAGATCAGCGAAACGACATGCTGGAATTCGCGGTTGAAACAGATGGCGAAGACCCGTCAACTGCGACGCCTTAACTACTTGTCGGCGGACTTTTTAAAACGCTGAAGGATGTAGTTTTCGGGTGAACTAATTCGACGCGACAACACCATCCGAGCGGTTGCATCAAAACATAACAGCCGCTCCTTGCTGTCCGGTATTCCAGCACACGTCATAATGTCATCATCAGTAGCCGCGTTCGCGGCGCTGGTCAGAGCCAGAAGAATTACCAGAGAAATCGTTTTCATATGAAAACCATCAGAATGGAACGTGATTTCTCCTACCGTGCCACCTCGCGCGCCTTCGTGCAATATCTAGGTGGCCAGACATACCAGCGGGTGCCGGAAGCGGCTGTCCGCGCAATAGTCTCCGCGAGGGCCGGTGAAGTTGTTGATCCCATTGAGCCAATGGAGATTAACGCTACGGACGGCAATGGCTTTATTAGCCGGTTAATAGGCCAATGATTGACCCGTCGTTTTCGCTCCAGACGGCCATCTTCGGCGCGTTAACTACGTCTGGCGCGCTCCCGACTGCTGTCGGTGGCCGCGTTTACGACGCCGCTCCGCAAAACGCCGCAACGCCTTATGTAAGTCTGGGCGACTGCCAAGTTCTACCTGACAAGGCCGGTTGCATCGACGGCGCCGAGTGTTTCCCAATCATCGACGTGTGGTCGACCTACAACGGCTACAAAGAAGCGAAGGAAATCGCGGCGGCCATCGTCGCGAAGTTAGACGACAAGCCAGATGCGCTAAGCGTGGCCGGCTTCAACGTCGTAGTGTTCGAACTAGAGCAATACCAGCCGCTCCGTGATCCGGACGGCATTACGCGCCGGGTATCGCTGACATTCAGGGCGCTTCTTTCCCCAGTCTAAACCGCGCACCACGCGCTATGACGCCGCAGACCGCGGCTTGCTGTTCTATGAAAGGAACATCGTACTATGGCACAGCCGACTGTTTTGCCCGGCACCAAACTGTTGATCCTGGTTGGCGACGGCGCCAGCCCGGAAGTATTCGCGGAGCCGTGCGGCTTGACGACCAAGTCATTTGATCTTGCTGCATCGACCAATACCACGTTGCTGCCTGACTGCGACAATCCCGAGGCCCCGGCGTGGGAAGCCAAGGATGTTAACGCACTCTCGGCGACCGTGAGCGGTACGGGTGTTATGGCCGTGGAGTCGTTCCAGAAGTGGAACGATTGGTTCATGAGCGCCGCTTCGCACAACCTCCAGATCAAACTCGATAACGCATCGCTGGGACACTATGCCGGCACGTTCATTCTGAGCGCGTTCAAGTTGGGCGGCACACGCGGCCAGAAGGTTACCGTCGACGTCACGCTCGTCAATGACGGTGCGGTGACGTGGGTTGATGCTGTTTAGAAATGGCACGCCCTGATGACGACGTTCAATCATGGTTTGATGATCTGTCGTTCAAGGCTAAAAAGAAGCTTGCTCTTGCGATTAAAGAGCAGGCTGACGGATTGGCGGAAAAGATAAAAGCTGCCGCGCCCGTAAAAACTGGCGCGTTGCGCGACAGTGTTATGGTTCGGCGCAAAAAGAACGACCTCGATTTAGAGGTGACGGCCGGTGGCGATGCGACAACGAAGTATTACGGCCGCAGCACTGATTATACGTCTCCAGTTATTATCGATGGTCGAGATAATAGCGGGATATCGAAAGTCCCGGTTGGGCAAGGTAGCGGCGTTTCTTACGACTACAGCCGCGCTGTCGAGTTTGGTTCGAAGGATCATCCAGCCGAGCCGTTCTTCTTCAATACATATCGCGCCAACAAAGAAGAAATCCACCAAGCCATCCAAGACGCAATTGAAGAGGCTATTAAGTCATGAGCGCTAACGGTACGGTGTCTATAGTTTGGGCGGGCGGAGAAGATCAGTTCTGCCTTTCCAAGGTAGGTCTCATTCTCGACCTCGAAGACAAGTGTAAGGCTGGAATCGGCGTTATCGCGGGGCGGCTCGAAAGCGGCGCGTATGGCATAAATGAGGTGCGTGAGACAATCCGGCTTGGCCTGATTGGTGGTGGCAAGACGCCGGAACAGGCGATGGCGGCTGTTAAGAACCATGTCGACGAAAACCCGCTGTCTCATAGCGTTTTGCTCGCATACGCGATTGTACGCGCGGTGTTGTTCGGAGCGCCTGCGGATGATCCCGTGGGAAAACTGGAGCCGGAGGCGAAGGAAAATCCCGGCTTTACCACGACGACGGGCGCCTCCGACGATCTGAAGTAATTGCAATTGGTGCAGCGGCCGAGTGGTCGCCGCGTGAAGTGGAAGAGTTCACGATTTGGGAGATCGCGGCATACGCTGACGGTCTGAATCGAGCGAACGGGACGGATAAGCCGGAAGCAATGTCTAACGACGAGTTTGACGACATGCTGGCCGCACACGGTATTAGCAAAAGGGCGGTCGCGTAAATGGCAGTCCCCGCACTACGCATTCCAATGGGGTTAGACACCCAGGGGTTCGACAAGAGTATCAGCGAAGCTAAGTCCATGACTTCCTCGGCGACTGATTTTGTCGTCAAGGAATTCGTCAAGATGCAAGCCAAGGCGCAGATACAGCTTGCGATCAAGTCCGACAAATTCAAGCCGGCTGTCCAAGACGCGACGAAGTTTCTTGGCGATCAGTTTGCCAAGGTAAAACCGCAAATTCAGGACTTCACGCAAACCGCCGTAAAGGAATCCACTGAAGCGGGACTTAAGGTTGCGAGCGTATTCGCATCGCCCGCGGTCAAGGGATCATTTCAGGCGTTTACAGCGGTCGGCGTTCCGGCCGTAACGGGGTTTGCACAGTCGCTTGCCCCGCTGGCGTTGCGTGCGTTTGCCGTCTATGAGGCCATTCACCTTATGGGTGAAGCGATTGGTGCGGCGCGCGACCAAATCGCCGCGATGGTCGCGGTCGCCGACAAAGCGTCCAACATGAAGGTTAGTCCAGCGTTCCTCCAATTGTTTGAGGGCGAGGCGCGCAAACTTAAGATTACGACTGACGAATTAGACGGCGCGCTGTCGAATGCGTTCAACGCCACCAAAGATAAATCACCTATCGATCTTTCGAAGTGGGAGACCGGCAAGGAGCGTATTACCGACGTCGAAAAGGCGCTCCGCGTATACAACGCGACCGTCGCAAAGGCGGCGGGCACGCAGTTGCAGGGTCTTGTTCTTTTTCGCGATGCTCAAACGCAAGAAGAGAAAGTTCAAGCCGTTCTTAAGTCGATGGTCGAATTAGATAAGGTCGGCCAGCACGCGGCGTCGCTTGACGTCGGCGAAAAAATGTTCGGAACACAGTTTGTGGACCGTATCCGCCAAGGGAAGACGTCGGCCGAGGGCATTCTGGCGACGATGGACGACTTGAAGAAGTCGCAAGACGGTATTTTCCCAAATGAACTTGTCCAGCGGGCAAAGGAAATCGACGATCAGTTGAAGATGGCGAACGACCGTCTTTCTCGGTCGCTCAAACCGTCGTGGAACGAGCTCGCGTCCGTTATGATCACGATCAAGGGCCATTGGGCCGATGTGGTCAACCTAATCGCGCGTGCTGTTGAGATCGCGAATAATTTTAAGATTCCGGATTGGCTTAAAACGATTGCTTGGGTCGCTGCAAAAATCAATCCAATTATTGGACCGGCAGTAACTGTGGCCGGCGCTGCGGTGGACGCCATCAATAACCGCCCCGCAACATTCAATGAGCGATTCGGAAATCTTCCGCCCGCTCAAGAGCGTCAACCGTCACGCGGTGCCGGACCTGCGCCGAAGTTGAAGCCGACTGATGCTGGCGTCGATAGATTCGATAGTGCTGCAGGAAATATTGAAAAACGCACTTCCGCATTGCAGGCAGAGGCGGCGGCTCTGGATCTCGGCACTGAAGCGCGCGGACGCGCAAAAGTCGCGGCGCAACTTGAAACTGTAGCGAAGCAGGCGAATACCGCGGCTGGCCTTGGCAACAATGTCGTTACGGAGGCGCAACGCAAGGTTATCGAACAAGTGGCGGATGCCTACGGCAAAGCGCAGCTCGCCATGCAGAAGGCTCGTGTTGCGAGCGATATTGGGTTCGGTAAACAAACGGCATTTTTGACGCCGGAAGACGTGCAGATCGCGCAGCAATTGCGCGGTCAATACAACTCGGTTGCGGAGTCTTTGAATAGCGTTGAGGCGTCTGGTTTACGCGCTCTGAATGCTATGCGTGAACTGTCCAATATGGGACAAGACATCAACCGTGGGTTTATGACTGACTTCGTGCAGCAAATCCGAAATGGCGCATCTGCTATGGACGCGCTCAAGACTGCTGCGTCAAACGCGCTGGGCAAGATTGCTGACAAGTTGGCAAGCATGGCAGCGGACAACCTATGGAAGGCTGCATTCGGCGGATCTGGTGGCGGCGGGTTCAATCTGTTCAGCCTGTTTGGTGGCGGTGGCGCTGCCACGGGCGGCACTGGTTTGTCGCTAACAGCAACCGGCGGCATGTACGCTTCAGGCACCGATTACGCTAAGGGAGGTCTATCGCTGGTTGGCGAGAACGGCCCCGAGCTTTTGAACATCCCTCGCGGATCGCAGATCGTGCCGAATGACGTCCTGCGACAGGGCGGCATGGCCCCGTCAACGTCTATTACTTACAACGTCGACGCGTCCGGCGCCGACCCTGCTGCCATCTCTCGCCTGGAACGGGTATTGAATGCTCACAGCCGCGCCATCGCCTCGCAGCAGCGGGCAACGATCAGCTCGCAGCGGTATCAGCTCACGGGTGTGTCCTGATGGTGCCGGAATTCCCTCGGGCTCTCCTAAGGGAGCGGTCGCACGCCTGGAACATTGCCGGCAACACCATGGCGCCCGGGCAGACCGGCGCGGGCGTCATGACCATTGGTCGGTCGGATGGTGGCGGCTATTGGACCTGCACGATGAGCGCGGTGTCGTTGAGTGGTCGGAAGGGCATCGGCGATATCGGTCGAGATCGTCCGAAGTTTAGCACGTTGCTTTGGCGCGCCGTCCGGCAGGTCTGCGCCGGCGGCGTCAATGTGATCGTGGTGCCGCGCAACGACGCTTTGTTTCGGCCGTTTCCGTCGGGCGCAAGCGAGTTTGGTCTGATTCGTCACAGCGACGGAACGCCTTTTGACGACGGAACCGGCTATTATCAGCCTGTCATCGACGTGATCACCTATGACGCCGCGGCGCTGCGGGCGACGACGCTGGGGTTGCAGTTGCTGAATGCGGGGCCTTTGGTTGGAGGCGAAAGCTTCTCAATCAACCACCCGACAGTCGGCTGGCGGCTCTACGAGATCGCGACTGTCGACTATGTCGACGCGGCTCATGCCGTTGTCACGTTCAATCCGCCGCTTCGCGAGGCCGTCGCGAGCGGAACGGATGTTGAGTTCGATCGGCCGCGTTGCACGATGCGTCTTGCCAATGCAGGGGCGATGGACCTGAGCGTTCAGCCGTGGACGTTCAACAGTGCTGACGCCAGCTTTGTCGAGGCGTTCCAGTGATCCTGAACGATGCAGAGGCTCCGGCGCTGGAATCCGGCGTTCACAATATCGGAGTGTTTTTCCGCCTCGAAACCGACCCGATTTTGCGGCTGTGGCTCGGCGTTGGTAGGATCGAGCCGGGCGTCAATGTGCTGGATCCGGCCGGGGCGAGTTACGCGGGTTTTGGCGAGATCGCGAGCGTTCCTGCTTTCAAGCAGCTCATCAACGGCGCGGCCGAACGTGTCGACTTCACCGTCAGCGGCGTGTCTGGCGACATTCTGAAGATCGCCAGCGGGGGAGATGCCGAACAGGTCAAGGGCAAACGCTGTTCTGTCGGCTTTGCGGTGATGAACGGCCAATGGCAGCTCTTGGGTCCGGTGAAGTGGTGTCAGAACTACATAGCAGACTTTCTGAGCGTGCAGCAGGCGATCACCGATAACCCGGATACTCCGGTCGTCCGCACCGTAACACTCTCGGTCGGGAGCCTGACCACGGGGCGTCGGCGCCCGTCCTATTCGTATTTCACTGATCAAGATCAGCAGGCGCGCCACCCGGGCGACCGGTTCTGTGAACGCACGCCACTCTATGCAACGGGATTCAGCAAGACATGGCCACGATTTTGAGTTTCGCAGTTCTGTGTGTTGTCGGATTTGGCTTTGGTGCCAGCGTTTCCTGCGGCGTTTATTTCACTATGAAGTGGCTGAAACGCGGCGCGGATCGTGACGACCCACAGTCATGGAGTGATGACCATAACCGGTTCATTCAATGCTCGCCGACTATCTCGCGGCGGTAGCCCGGCGGCCGTTTAGGCCCGGGGCTCTCGATTGCTGTGTCTTTATGGCGGACTGGATCCTGGCGGTGACGGGGTGTGACCCGATCGCCGATCGCCGCGGGACGTATTCGTCCAATCGAGAATATCGAAAGATGCTTCGTGAGGAAGGTGGGTTCGTGACGGCCTGCGCCGCGCGCGCGGCTGCAATCGGGTTGCGCGAGACCGACGAACCGAAGGCGGGTGACCCGATGTTGGTGAGCGCGCCGATCGCTGTACGACACGGCAAGATCCTGCGCTTTCCGACAGGTTCAATCTGCGTTTCGGAATCGATGCGTGCGGTTATTTCCGCTGATCGCGGCCTGGTGATCGCGCGAGACGATCTGTTGCCGACCGTCAAGGCTTGGACGTTCTAAATGGTTGAGACGATCGGCGCCATCATCATCGCCGCGGCCGAGGCGGCGGGCGCAGCCGGTATCCCCGCGACAATTCTTGGCGTCAGCACCGCCTCGATCGTCGGGACGGCCGCGGTGATCGGCGTTTCGATTGGTCTGCAGTATGCGCTGCGGCCCAGTTTGCCGAAGCCGGCGGACGGCACCCAGCCGATCAAACAGGCGGTCCCGCCGCGCATTCGTGGCTATGGCCGCAACCGGCTCGCCGGTTACTACATGTATTTTGAGGAAGCCGCAGGCAATTCCTGCGACGTGATGGCCTTTCATTCCGGGAGGATCGGTGGCGTCGTCGCGCACTATCTGCACGATGACTTGGTCACGCTGATCCCGGACACCTATGGCGTTCTCCCGGGCGATGATGGCAGGTACGGCGGCCACAACGTCGGAATCCAAACGACGCTGGGGACAGACACGCCTCCGCTCGCGCAATTCATCGGATTGCCCGGCATCGGTGCAACCTGGACCGCAGAACATGCCGGCAAGGGCATCGCATGGGCCTCTCTGGTCTGTTCCGGCGTCAAGGAGAAGGACTTCCAGAAGATCTATCCGAGGGGACTGCCGGTCCTTTCCGTGGTGGCCGACTGTTCCGTTGTTTGGGACCCGCGCGACCTGACGCAGATCCGCAGCGATGAATCGACGTGGAAGACATCATTCAATCCCGTCATTCAACTGATGGATTATCTGACCCGGGCCGATGGTGGCCTTGGACTGGACTACGACACAGTCATTGCTCCTGTTCTCGGTGCCTGGCTCCATGAAGCCGATCTATGCGATGAGTTCGTGGAGAAAGCAGACGGTTCATTCGAGCCGCGCTACCAATGTTCGATCTGGTTTCAGTTCGACAACAAGCCGGAGGATGTCATCAACGGCATCCTGTCGACGTGCGACGGGTGGTTATCGGAAAATGGGGACGGCACGTTCTCCATCGTCGTCGGCTTTTACCGCGAGCCAGATGTCACGCTGAACGAGAAGCATATCCTTGCATTCTCGGTGAGCTATGGCCAACCCGACGAACAGTCCGTCAACCAGCTGGACATCACTTTCACCGACCCGGAGCAGAACTATTCCTCGGTTCAGACCGAGACCTGGCGCGATGAAGATGCAATCTCGCTAGCCGGGGTGGTCCGGTCCCAGCCAATCGATCTGTCGTGGGTGCAGAGCAATTCGCAGGCACGACGGCTCGCGTCGCGCGCCATGCAGCGCCTTAACCCGGCAATGACCGGGTCGATCACCACGACGCTGTATGGGCTGCGCGCAATCGGCCGCCGTTGGGTCCGGCTGCAATATCCGTTCGTCTCGGGTCTGCAGGATTGCGTAATCGAGATTCAAAGCGCGGATCTCGATCTGATGGCCGGTCGGGTGACGTTCAACTTCAACCTGATCGGCGACGATATCGAGGCCTATGATCCGATCGAAGATGAGGGGCGGGCGCCCGTCATCCCGCCATCAATCGGCAGCGATGCACTTCCTGTTCCGACGAGTGTGAACAGTACGCTCACCGGTAATGACACTGATGGCTATCGCCTGCTGGTGACATTCGACGATCCGGGACGCAGTGACGTCTCCTACCTGGTCAGATATCGCATCGCCGATGCCGGTGACGGAAATCCGGGACCTTGGGTCGAGGCAAGCGGCGACGACACCAATTCGGACGGCACCACGGTGAGCATCACGACGGGCCTGGTGCAGCTTGGTTCAGCTTACATCGTTCAGGCGGCAACGGTTGGCCCGCGCGGCTCTATCTCTTCTTGGTCGCTGCTGCCGTTCAAGGCGGACAGCAATCTTTACACGGCAGACTCCACTCTCATTACGGCGGACCACTCCTGATGGCTCAACAGGCGATTAATGTCGGCACAGCGGCGAATGATGGGACTGGTGATTCCATTCGGGCGGCGTTTCAGAAGATCAACGCCAACGACACCGAGCTATATGCGGCGGCCGCCGGAAAGGTGGACACTGCTGCCATCGACACTGACAGCACGATGGCTGCGAATAGTGATTCCAAAATCCCTTCGCAAAAGGCTGTGAAGGCGGCGCTGGCGGCGCTCGTCAATGCAGCGCCCAGCACACTCGATACACTGAAAGAGCTTGCCGACGCGCTCGGCGACGACGCCAACTTCGCCACCACGGTCACCACGGCGCTGGCCGGGAAGCAACCACTTGATAGTGACCTTACGGCTATCGCATCGTTGACCACTGCCGCGCTCGGGCGGTCCTTGCTGACCGGCGCGACGGCGGCGGATATCTTTGCGCTCTTGGGGGTTGGAGCGTGGACTGCGTATACGCCGGTCGTGACGTCAACGACGGGAGCTATCACGGCTGCAAGCGCAACCGGGGCCTATGTTGTTCTCGGCAAGCTTGTCTTGTTTCGCCAGATCCTGACAATCACGACGATCGGAACGGCTGGCGGCGAAATCCGCGGGTCACTTCCGCACACTGTTGCAGCGCAGCTGCCTTGCCTCGGCGTCTTTATCAACAGCGGCAAGAGCCTCTGCTCTCAGGTCTTCAGCAACTACAGCTTCTCTCATCTTTATGACGGTTCGTTCCCGTTTGGCGACGGATCGGTCCTGAGTGTCTCTGGATTTTACGAGATCGCTTAATCGTCTGCTTCGGCACATTCACTTAAATAAGGAAAACTGGCCATGGCACTCACTGCGGCAGAGGTTTGGCGTGACTATAGCAATATCGGTATTCCCGCGTCGGGGCCGAACCAGCCTGCCAAACGCGATATCCGTGCATGGGGCGGATATCTTGAGACCATGCTGAGTGGCTTTCAGGTGGGTGGCGGCGTTGTTTTTACGACGCGCGCACAGGCCTATGCGAGCCTGAACTACGATGCGATGAAGATGGCGTGGGTTGTCCTAGATCCCACGCCAGCGTTCAACGGCGTCTATCAAAAATCGGGCGCGTCCGGTGCCGGGACCTGGACCAAACTCGCTAACCTTCCGTATTCGTTCTATCGCGCCCAGAACGATGGCGCCGGCAGCGCCAGTGCGATCATTGCCACGAACGACTATCCGCTGGCCTCTACCGACTCGCTTATCGTCCTGAACATCACGAGCACCAACACGGCCTCACCCGTTACGGTCGCGTTGAATGGCGGGGCCCCTCTCCGCATCAGAACGTCATCAGGTAACGATCCGGTCATTGGCGGTCTGGTTGCCGGGATGCTCATCTCTGGCTATATCGACGGCACAGATTTTCGGCTGATCTCAGATCAGGCCAGCGCGGCGATCCAAGCTGCCGCAGAGAGCGCCGCCGCGACTGCGGTAGATGCTCGGGACCGCGCGATCGAGGCGGCTGATCTAGCTGCAACAGTCGGCGCTGGTGACGTTCCTACCATTGCCTCCGTTGCGACGGCAAAACTCTCGTCGTTTATTGCCTCTCGCTCATATCTTCTGACCGCTGGTTGGGCGAACCACGGCGACGCGCCCTTGCAGATGTACAGCCGTGTCGCCTCGGCGCCGGCACGTGGCGGGTTTCGGTCTACGGATCGTTTCTTGCCGGATGGTTCGACTGATGCCACGAACGGCGGTTGGTGGGTAAATAATGCAACCGAAGTAGATGTTGCCGCATTCGGCGCAGTCGGTGACGGGACGACTGACGACACGGCCGCCATTCAAGAAGCTATGGCATTCGCCGCGGGGAAGATTCTTAAGTTCACGCCGGGCAAAACATACTTCATCACTGATGAGCTGACGCTGTCGCCCAACACGTTGGTGTTCGGTAACGGCGCGAAGCTGATCAACACCACGAGCGGAATCGATTTCCTGAACATCGCCGCCGGATGTGTCGTTCTGTCCTTGCACGCGACAGGCACCGGGACTGCCGGTTCTACCGTCGCGGACGGATTCCAGCACGCCTATAAGTTCGTCGGCGTCAGCAACGCGCCGGATGCCCCAACGTTCATCGATGGCGTCGAGATCCACAACTGCCACCTGACGGGGTTCCGTGGCTACGCGATCTTCGGACAATTTGTGTCCAACGCGAAGGTCACCGGCTGTCGCATCAAAGATGTCGGCTACGCGGGGATCATGTTGCTGTCTCCGCTGCATGCCGAAATTCGCAGCAATCTCGTAGATACGGTAGGGCCCGGCATTGGTGCCTCGGCCTACGGCATCTCCTGCACGCGAGAAACCGTGCCGCCGCTCGACACGAACATCACGGCGAGCCCAGCCCCGTTCGACGTTCTGATCACGCAGAACACTGTGCTCAACAACCTCATCTACACCGGTTACGATATCCATGCTGGCAACCACAATCGTGTCGTCGATAACTCGGCGATCAACGTTCATCATGGTGTGAACTGCACGTTCGACAGCCCCGGTACAGAGGTTGCGAACACCAACATCATCGCGGGCAATCTGCTGGTCGGCACCTACGAAGGGTGCGGCATCCGCATGGGCGGCCAAAGCAGTGCGGGACCGACGCTCATCACGGCGAACGCCAATACGATCGTCGAGGGCAACATCATCAAGCATTTCGGCAACGAGGAGCTTGAACTTGCGGCAATGCATTTCTTCGCCACCAGCGGCGTGATCGCGCGCGGCAACATTATCATCGAGCCGGAGTGGGGTGGCATTAACTGGTACTTCCTGAATGACGGATTCCGGTGTGAAGGAAACACCATAGTTTCGGTGCTCGGCACCACGGTTACGGACCCGACCTTCATTCGTGCTTCCAGCATCGGCAATCGTGGCTACATCGGCGGGAACACGTTGCAGTTCAAGCCGACGCTTGTTCCGTCGAGCTATAACTCAGTTGTCGGCGTCGCAATCGCTGACAACAATACGAACATTATCGCTTTCGGGCGGAATGAGATTACGTTGGGAGGCGCGAACAACGTCACCTACAACGTCGGAGCGACCGTCAAGGTGTTGTCGTATCCGACGCGGCAAGTGGGCTATGTCGACGTTGCCCTCGCATCGGCGGCGAGTTCGGCAACAGCATCGTTTGACTTCCCCGAATTTTTCTCGGCGACCTCGCCGCCGATCTTCACCTCGGCGCAGCCTATGACATCAGGCATAGGGTCAGTTCGATTTGGGGAAACGTCATGCCCGACCGTCGCATATACCGGCATGACGGTTCTAATTGCAACGGCGACTGGCGCAGTTTTTGGTGAGGATGGGACTGTTCACGTCAAGTGGGAGGCTGAGGGCTTTTGACTTTATGGTAGGCCGCCCCGGCGGCCAGCCCGAACGCAAATAGCGAAATCCGTAAACCCCAAATCGCAGAAATCATCAGATCCAGCGACACGAGCAACAAGAAGCCAAGCGCCAAGCTGTCGTTAGCAAGCCAGACCTGCCTAAAGGCAACGACGAAGATTGCGAGCATCAGACCGAACGCGATGAGGCCGCCTTCTGCGAGCATTTCGAGAAATACGTTGTGTGCCATGGTGGCCGCTCCGTATTTAACGTCGCCGTAGCCCCAGCCCCAAAAAGGCTTTTGCTCAATCTTTTTGATCGCGGCCTTCCAGATGTCGAGACGTTCAGTGCTTGTGGTGGCGTTCTCTTCGAGCTTGTCCGGATTGGTGGTGATCGATTTAAACATCTCCGGAACGGTGGCGCTGGCTTTCGGCGGTTCAACTAGTTCGGTGCGCTTGGCTAGCCCGAGAGAGGTCAACAGAGTCCGCTGAATCGCCAGCGGCGGAGCTACTAAAATGGTGTAGGCGACGACGACTGCCAAAGACCATGCAGCCTGTTTTAAAACATCTTTTAAGTCCCACCGCCGCAGCCATATGAGAATAACGGCGGCACCGCCAAACGCGATGCCTGTGATATTGCCGCAAACCAAGGCGCCGATGACTGACGCCGCCATGGTGTAGGGGTTAGCGAGAACTGCGCTAGCAATCATCGCGAATGCGAAGAACATTCCGGTGATCTGATATCCTGACCCGCCAATCGTGGAAAAATCGAGTGGGCTAGACAGAGATTCGATGACTACGATTGCGGCGAGGGGGATCGACAACAGCGAGAATGTCCACATCGTCACCCCGCGAAGTCTACCATCACTCGCGATAACATACCCAGCGCATAGCGCCGGCAGGCCGAATAGAAATGCCGCTGTCAATTTTCGCATTCCCCAGTTGGGGTACTCGGGGAACAATCTGATGGCTAGGTACAGGTTCAGCGCCAAAATCAGAAGCACGAGAGGCTGCTTCAAACCAGCGAAGGACCGCCACCATGGGACCAAGCAGATACAGACCAGCGCGCCGGCGACCACGGACAGGTCGACGGGGGATGGAACTAAGTTTTTGTAGAATGCCGAAAATAAGAACAGAACCGAGCAAATGGGCAGCGCGAAATAAGAAAATCGGGTCATGGGATGAACTTGGAGGGAGGATGAACGGAGAGAAACTGCCCACTGGATTTGTGCTTGTCAAATGCTTATGCAGGCGTACTCGACCCGGGAACCTGCATGATCTTTCGAGCGTTTTTTGCTGTGACCGTCCTCTTGGCTGGGCTCTTGCTCCCGGGTCATGACGGCATCGAGCCGCCCCTCTCTAAGTTCGCCCGCACGCCACTTGCATCGTATAACGATCTGCAAAAGGACCTTCTGTCCAGACGAATTAGCCGGAGCACCGTTGAAGCCGCGTTCTCACTTTTCCCGGACGAGCACAGCTTTCAGGACACTATCTCCGCGCTTGAAAAACTTGCCGCCCGCAGGCCTGATCCGATGGAATTGGATGTCGCCTGTCGGAAAGCGTACTTCGCTTTTATAAAGCTGCCAGCCTCACATGAGGTGCTGTATCAGTTTTTGGCTGAACGGGATGCCGCACTCGCCAACAGTGATTTGACGACCGATCCCGGAAGCGCGTTGGCCTGGGGATGGGCTTACGCCGCGAACGCAGAGATCGACGCCTTCATGGCGACGTTCGATCTTCGATATATCGACATGTTTTTGCGTGGTGCGCGCCAAGCGTTTGCACACACCGACCGTGTGCTGGGCCGCAAGGATAGCTTCGGCCGGGACAATATCGATGGTTGGAGCCTGAACGAGCCGGGCAAGCCGGGCAGGGAGATCACTCTGCCGGCGCGAATCATAACCCCGATGATACGGCTTGCGCTCGACATTCGAGGCTACAAAGAGTTCGACGCCAAGCGGAAAGAAGAGATTCTATCGTTTGCTGAGCGCGGCATCGCAATCCTGAAACCGTACCTAGCCGAGCAAGTCATCGAGGGCGATCAGCGATATTTCCGCAATCTCTGGAGCGGGGAACACGACGCGATCAATCACATGGCAGCGTTTGCGGAAGCATCAATGCTTGCATTTCAGTATGGAGGCGATCCGGCTTTTCGCGACTTCGCTGTCGGATTCGAGCATTACTTCGTCGCGCACGCGACGCCGATGAACACAGAGATCGGACGCACAGCGCTCAGCTGGCCCTATCAGGTTCTGCCGAAAGATCAGTACGAGGAACAATTTTGGAAGGCCGCGATCACCCTGCCGGCCTTAGTCTATCTCGACGAAAGCGGGCTGAAACTTGATGAGGGTGTTCGCGTCGGGCTTCTCTGGTCGGTTCTTGGTCTCGTCATCCGTCAGAATCGATCAATCAACACATTCATCGGGAAAATGGACTTGCGGGTCACGGGTGGGACCAGCGAAAGGATAGGATACTCTCGTGGCCTGCTGTTCACGCATTTGATGCTTTTGGATGCGTGGGAGCCGACGGTTAGAGACACCATTCTCGATACCGTCGCGGCGCGTCCGGATGTCTTCCCGAACGGCTTACTTCTGCATGTTTCCGATGCGGTCGCTTACGCGCACATGCTCCGCTTTCCCGCACGCTTTCGGTGAATGCTGGCATTCAAAGGCGATCTGCTCACGCAGATATTGTGGGCTATCAAGGTAGACAGTGTAAGCAAATAGAAAAAGCATTGAAATCGCTGACAAAATTCCAATAAACGGCCCAAAATTTTCTCGCAAATCCATAATTACAACCCTTCGTTTAAAGGTCGGGTTGTAACACTGCTGTTGTTCCCTTTCAACGGGCCGCTGTGTGCATGCGATCGATAACCACGGTTCTTCGCTGCTACTTTAGACCGGTGCTCTATATTTCAACTTTGTGCAGACGCCGGCGGTGTCGAGGCGAGGGTCACGGAGATTCCCACCAACAACATTAACGGTGTAGGTGCCGCTGACCGGCGCCCCCGTTACGCTCAGGCTGCGGACCCTTGCGCAGAGTTTCCAGTGATTACTGTCGGGCCAAGGTTCGCTGATCTGGATCGATTGAAGATTTGAGAAAGTTTTAGCGCCTTGCGTTTTGACGATGGCCGCTACGTCGGGAAGCGGCTCTGGTTCGATAGATGATGGCTTCGACTGTTCCTGCTTAATGAAATCAGGAGCCCAGGTCACTCCGCTGTCCCATTGAAGGCCGCTACATCCGGCCAGCGCGAGAGACGCAACAACGATCAAGTACCGCATTTTGCCCCGTGCCCATGTTCCGGGACGGACTTAAACACCGCACCAAACCAACCGCAACCCGCTAGTTCACCCCCACCTCCAATTCAGAGGACGAGAACCTATGGCCAACCCCTTACCGGGCAGCGCCCGTTTGCGCCTAATCCCCCGCTGGCGCACCGAATTAACCCGCCTGTGGTCTATCCGCGTCGGTCTGTTCTTCGGGGCCTTGAACGGCGCGATGCTTGGGCTGGCGGCGTTTGTGTACGTCATGCCGCCTGTCTGGTTTCTGGTACTCAACACGCTGGGCTGGGCCGTCCTGATCGGGGCGCGCTTGCTTAAGCAGCCGGGGGCGGAGGCCTAATGCCCCGACCGAATGCCAAAAAAGGCGCTGGCCTGGCGGCTGGCGTGGCGCTGGCCGCGGCGTTGTTCGTCATGCCGTGGGAGGGGCTGTACACCAAGCCGTACCGGGACATCGTTGGCGTGGTGACGGTTTGCTATGGCGAAACCGAGAACGTCGAAAACCGGCAATACAGCAAGCAGGAATGCCGCGATCTGTTGGCGCAGAAACTGCCCCGCTATTACGCCGAGATATCGTCGTGCTGGGGGCCATTCATTGAGGCCAAACTGACCGACAACATGCGCGTGGCGTTCGTGTCGGGCGCGTACAACTTCGGATCAGGCGCGTTCTGCAATTCTAGCATGGTTCGCGCCTTGAAGGCGGGCGACTTCCGCGGCGCATGCCACGCGCTGCGGCTTTACAACCGGGCGGGCGGCAAGGTGGTGCGCGGGCTGGATAACCGGCGCAAGGCCGAAGAACGCCTGTGTCTTACCGGCCTGTAGCCATGCGGGCTGTAGCTACGTAGGCGCACCCGCGCCACCCCGATAGTGGAGGCGCGCATGTTGCTTGGACCGCTCGGGCTGGCCGCAGTCATCATCATAGTCATCATTATCATTGCATCGTGGGGGCCGCGTTAGTGTGGTTGCTTTCGTATTTGGGCGCGAACCTCGCGCTTGTTCTAGTGGTCGTGCTTGCCGTCGTGGCGTTGGGCGCGGTGGCGTGGTTCGCGAAGAACTGGAAGGTTGCCGTTGCGGCCTTGGTGGTGGCTGCTGCCGGCCTGTACGCGCAACAGTTCGATAAGAACGGGTACGACCGCCGCGTAACCGAGGAGGTCGCGGAGCAAACCAAAGTGTTGCAAGGCCGACTGGACACGCTGCGCGACGTCAATCAGGCCGACGTCAAGCGCGCCTTGGCAGCTAATGCCAGAATTGCAGAACTGGAGGCGCTGGCGGCACAGACGCCGTCCAATAACAACCAGTGCCTTCCGGAAGATGCGGCGAAGAGGGTGGGAGATATCCATTGAAATACACTGTAGCAGCCGCCGCGCTAGTGGCGGGCCTCATGCTGGCCGGTTGCCAGCCTTCCGGCACCACCTCGGGGGCGCTGCCCACGGTCCCCGCTGACATTCAGGCGTGCTTCCGGCGAGGTCCGGTGAAGGTGCCAGCCAAGGCCCTAACCGTGGCCGAAGTCGAATCCCTGTGGAAGCAGGATCGTGTCCGCTCTGCCGTCATGCAGGCGTGCGGAAATCGGTTTCTGGCCTGGTACGGCGACTTGCAAAAGAGGTGGCGGTGATGGGCATTGAAGCAATTGCCGGCGTCGCAGTGACCGTTCTTTTGGCGGTGGTGGGTTGGATATGGAAACTGTCCGGACGCCTGACTACCGCCGATGGGCGCATTACGGCGGCCGAGACACTGGCCTCGGGGGCGAGCGCGAGGGCCGTAGAGTTGGCCCGCGAACTGGCCGACCACAAAGAGCACGTCGCGTCTGAGTACGTCAGCCGCGAAACGCTCAAGGAGTTTACCGACGCGGTCAACCGGCTTGGTGACCGTTTCGATACATTCCTAATGCACTTCGTGCCGAAGCCGTGATCGAGGGAATTATAGATTGGGCCGTGGCGCTGGGGTTCTTGCTCCCGTTCGCCATGGCGCTCGGGCTGGCCTTGGATAACCACGCAGCCCGGGTGGACCCGGCCAGTCCTTATTATGTTGCACAGCACCAAAAGCAGGCCCCGTAAATCGGGGCCAAATTTTTCTTTGCCGGTCTCCCTAATCCTTCGCCCGCGGGAGGGAGGTAGGGTTGTCTTTCACTGTCGACGCCGCGCCTAAATTTTCTTAGCCGGTCCGAAAATCCCGCGCGCAGGCTCAAATATCATTGTCAACACAATCCAACGGGGCTTCATGAGCACACCACCAGTCAGCGACGAAGACCTTGCGGCCACGGTAGCCGCCTATACCGCGTGCGATCGCAACCAGTCCGCCACGGCTAAGGCCATGGGGCTGGCGCGGGAAACCGTGCAATCGCGGCTACGGAGGGCGGCTGAGAAGGGGATGCTATTGGAACACCCGGCAGCAATGCCAGGATTTGCCATCAAGAGCGTGGCGGCAAAGGTCGGTGACGCTTGGGTCAAGCAAACGAAGGAGCCGGGCGAGGTATATGCGCCGATTGATGGTCACGCCATCAAGGGTGAGTCCGCGCTGGTGGATGCCGAAGGCCGGGTTATCCAGAAGTGGGTGAAGACAAGAGAGGACTCAGCCGACACGATGGCGCTCGCCGCAGCCATCCACACCGAGTTTGGCCAATACAAAGGCTTCGCTAAGCTGGTCCGGCCGCCGAGAGAAACCTATGCGGACCTGTGCAACTATTATCCAATAGTCGATCCACACATCGGGATGCTTGCACACGTCAAGGAAACTGGCGAATCCAACGATCTGAAGATTGGCGTGTCCCGTGTCGGTGGAACGCTACATCGCCTGATAGGCGAATCGCCGCCCGCTGAAACCGGCGTCATCATCAACACTGGTGATTTCTTCCACGCCGACGACCAGCGCAACGTAACCCCGGCATCAGGTCACCAATTGGACGTTGATGGACGCAGCCACAAGGTTAAGTGGGCGGGCGTCAATATGCTGCGGACCACGATTGACTTGGCGTTGCAGCGGCACAAGCGCGTCATCGTAAAGAACCTCAAAGGCAACCACGACCCCGAGTCGGCTATGTGGTTGAACATCGCCTTGGGGCTGTTTTACGCAAATGAAGAGCGCGTCGAGATCGATACGGAAGACGCCAACAACGACCACTTTTTCCATCTGTTCGGTGTAAACTACACGGGCGCCACGCACGGCCATACGATGAAGCCTGATCGTATGTATGTGATGATGGCCGAAGATAATCCGGAATACTGGAATGCGTCCCTGTATCGATGGTGCATCTTTGGACACATTCACCACGAGACAAAGAAGCAAATCGGCTCGCTGATTTGCGAGTCCTTTAGCCAGCCTGTGCCGCGAGATTCATTCGCGCACGCGCACGGGTATCGATCGGGCAGCGCGATGCAATCGGTGACGCTGCACAGACAGGACGGCGAAAGCGGGCGCGTGATTAAGCGCTTCCCTCCGTCGCGTGGATTGCAGGTTGCGGCGAATGATAATGAAGAAAGGAAAGCGGCGGCATGAACTTGGAACAGGCTTTGGCGGTCATTGAACTGATCGACGGGATGATACCCGTTGCGGATGAAACCTGCGATGAGCCGGGCATCACGATATCTGAGGCGGCGCGTCGAATGCTTATCGAGCGCGGGCACAGTGCTTTTGCCGCCCCTACGCCGGTAGGTGCCGCATGACACCCACCAAATTCGACGGCTTCAATGCCCTGTACCGCGGCACAGCAGAGCTTCCCTGCGAAGACCTTCCGGCCAAGCGCGACGGCAAGACGGTTGTGACGCAGTGGGTGCCGACAGCGGAAGAACTGCAACGCATGTCGCGCGGTGGTGCGGTTGAGTTGACGATCTTCGGCGCGCAGCCGCCAGTGGCGATGAGGGTGGTGTAGCGTGGACCCGCTGCTGTTCGCCGGTCTGGTAATTGTTGCCTGCCTGATCGCGTTGGAAATTACTCAGTACTTCGAGGCTTCATGACCCACCTCCCACTCACACCCGAAATCCTCGCCGCCGCATACGACTATCTTTGCACGACACCGCCATTCAAAAGCTGGAACCTACCTGACGGCGACGATATCAAGTTTCGTGTTATCCGATCGCGCAAGATGTTCGCTCAATACATCTGGGACGGGACGCACACAATCGAAGTGTCGTCGGCAACGGTCGGCCACACCAAGACGTTGATGGAGACGATGGCCCATGAGATTCTGCATATGCATCTGCGGCTAACCGGCATGGAAAGCCGCAGCAAGAGCGAAGACGTGCATAACATGCCGTTTAGAAAACTGGCGGCGAAGGTGTGTGCGACGCATGGGTTTGATCCGAAGGCGTTTTATTAGGAGGTGGAAATGACATTCGAAGAAATCCCATTTGAAGACGATGCCGATGAAATCCAAACCTGGAAGGGGCTTGCGTTGTCGGCCATCATGGATATGCGTCGCTACGCATTTGATGCCCTCGCGCATCGGCGAATGGTGTCAGTCGAAGCCTACGAGGAAGACGCTATCCGCCTAGAGTCTCTACCCCCCTCCGCTTCGCAAGTTGCGGAGGCAGCGTGATGGCTGAGACCGTTGAAGCGAATAGTTTCCGCATCGCCGCGGATGACGACGAGCCACGCGCCTTGCTAACTGTTAAGAATGGCAAAGTGGTGCCTTCCGGTTTCTTCGCCACCCTTACACCAGAGCAACAAGCCGCCGCACTAGCCAATAACGAGGTTGATGTATGACCTTCACCCACAATCAACCCGTCGTCTGCATCTCAACTGACAACCTCGGCCTGCTTGGCTACGGCGACGAGGTAATGCCAACATTAAACAGCACCTACACCGTGCGCGACGTGGTGATTGACCACTTCGGCGTGGAAGGTTTGCTGCTTATGGAAATCAAAAACGACCGCCTGCCTTATCAGGTTGGTGACAAGATTGTGGACTTTGAAAAGCCGTTTGCGTCGTGGCGGTTCCGGCCGTTGGTGGCGGATGAAAGCAAGAAAGAGATGGAGGCGGTTTAGTGGGATACCCGACAAGAGAGATGGCGCTGCGCGCTACGGCTAAAGAAGAAATCGCGGCCCGCATTGCTTCGGCACAAGACACCGCGCCTTGCGAAGTGTTGCCTACCTCCGAATGGCACCCGACTATTGGCCAGCCGGAGGCGACCAATAGTAACGGTCATATGGACGTGCATGGTACGTGGCATTGCCCGCGCGACCCATACACCACCCTCCGCACCATCCTCGACGCCGCATTTGCCCATGCCGCAACCGGCAAGGGCAAGGAGCGCCACGCGCGGGATCTGCCGTTTGATGACCAGCCTATGCTCGAGACAACCCGCCTGGTTGGCCCGGGCTTCCCCTTGGGGCAGGCCATCAAGAAGGCGGGTGAGGCGGCCGGCATGATTGAGCGGGGTGAGCTCGGTGCGGCCGAGGCGGAGTGCCTTGGGGCGATCAACTATCTGGCTGGGGCGGTGGCTTGGATGAGGGAGCAACGTGCTGTAGCCGCGCCAACTAGCGTAGGAGCGGCGGCGTGATGATGCATCAAGAGCAAAACGGCACCTATGTTGAAAGCCCGCTGCATGGGTGGTTCGGGCTTTCGTATTCATCATACTTTGTTATGCCGCGTCTGGCGCTGGAGGCCCTGCCGGTTGATTGGCAGAACCGCTTTATCGCTCTGATGGACGAGGCGGAAGCCGCAGGTATGGAAACTCCCGCATATCATGTTTTGCGCGATGACCCGGAGCACACGCTAGTTGAAAAATACGACTCCGAGGACGAAACGAGCCGCGATTACATCTTTACTTCGCTTCGCGAAGACCCTTGGGCGAACTATCGGCGCGGGTGCGCGGAAGAATTGATGATGGAGGCATCGTGATGATGAAGTGGAGTGCCGAGAAGGCAATACGACGCAAGCCGAATGACTACGAGCACATCGGCCTTAGCGCTCCAAAGGCTCTTGCCAGAATCAGGTCATTGGTTGACGCGGCGGAGGCGCGGAGGGGCGCGGGGTATCTTGTCGATCACATCAGGGAGTTGGCACCATGCCTGCCTTGTTGGCCCGCCTCTACGCAAGTTGAGGCGTCCGAAACTAGCCTACATTCTTCGGACATTGCTGCCGCCGCGTAGCGGCGCAGCAATGAACCATAAATGATACGTTGGCGCGTCATATGCGCCAGATATGAAGCGTATACGAGACAGCGCATAATTCACGGTTATGCGCTGTAGCGCGTAAAATTCACAACGAGTGAACGTTTTTCATGCCGCCTCGATAGTGGCGGCTCCAGGTAGAGCGTGACAGCGCCGATTCTTAATGCGCGCGCGTCCCCCATTACCGGGTCTGCAGGACAGGCCGGCGTGCGCATGGCGTGGTATGCGGCTCCAGTTTCTTTCTGGTTTATCTCCCTCGCCCGCCACACAACGCGGCGGGCATGCGGATAGGCCAGAAAGATGCACCGCACATACGCCCTGCGGTGGGTAAACATCAGGCTAGATGCAAGTCTAGCGGGTCCGCGCGAGCGCCCAGACCGGGCCGGTCCGTAAGGGACGAGTACGGTCGACCCGGGGAGCGGCTGGGAGAATCTTGCGGCGGCGCTTTATGCAGGCGCCTATGCGGTGAAGTCAGCACCGGCCGGTACGACCCCAAGCTCTGCATGGCATTGGGCAACGTCCTAACCCGGCCCGCAAGACAGAACCCGCTCCAGCGAAAGTTGGGGCGGGTTTTTCATTAGGCGGCCCTGTCTTTCTTGCTCCCGTTGTCATTCGCGGCAATGTGCGCCCAACGCTCACCGCGGCGAATCTGACGAATGGTGCCGTCCGAAACAATACCCAATTCCGCAGCCAACTTTCTGCTGGACAGTTGGCTTTCGCGGATAAAGCGGACCATATCCTCCGTGAGCTTTGCTTTTCCGGATGCCTCGCCGCGAGCGCTGTCATCTCTTCCACGTTCTTTCATGTCGGCAACGTTATCGATCTGTCTGCCCGTCTCAAGGTGTGCCGGGTTGCAGCATGGCGGGTTATCGCACTTGTGTCGGACGACCGTGCCATGGAATTCGTCTACATTCTGGATGTCACCATTGGCGAGACTGTGTGCGACTCGATGGGGCGAATACAGACTTTCCCCTATGCGAAATCTCCCATAGCCATTGGCGTTCGCCGCTCCGGTCCATAGCCAACACTCATTTGTCGCCTCGACTGAAACCAGGCTCCAGAACCGATCGGCGTCACTTTGCGTCATATGGGGGATATCTATAGCGATAGATTTCTTGTTGTCGTTATCGTGCTTCACGTCATTTTCTCCCCAAGAACACATCAAGAACAGACTGCACACCGTTTGTACAGATTTGCACACATGTTCGTGCTCCGTACCGCACACTGACGCGCGGTCTAGCTTTGCCTGCAAATGTAATGATGTAATTGTTTCAATGACTTAGTTGGTGGGCACAGTTGGGCTTGAACCAACGACCTCTCCCGTGTGAAGGGTGTGGCCCATATAAAGAAACCCGCATAAACAGCGGGTTTTTTGCGTTTTATGAATGCGCTGCACAGAATTTGCACAGATTATTTAGGGTCTGTTGTGAGCCATGCGGGCGGAGCGGCGCCTTTCATAAATGGTACTGGCCACCAATAATCGAGCTGCTTGCCGCAATCCTCGCACACAAGCACTCGCCAATCCTTCGACCATGCCGATGATTGAGAGCGATTTTCCCATTCATCATGCGTCATGCAGACTGGTTTGTGTTCAACTCCAGCCTTACCGCGGCACCACTTCTTTGTGTCTTTCTTGGATGCGCTAGGCGCTCGGATCACAGGAACCTTAGTTTGACGCTCGTCGCGTCTCTTATTGGACCTTTCGCGCCAATCGCTCATCCCCGTTTCCTCTTCCTAGTTCCGCTTCCGTGCACCCAATCAACCCCGGCATACGTGCCAGTTAGCCCAACAGGATCTTTCATCCACGGCGCCCCAGCCCACGCCTTAACCGTAGGTAGCGTATCGATCGCCGCGATCAGTTCCTTGCGGGGCACGTCGGTATAGTGCCGGCTCATGTCATCAACGGCGTGGCCCAGGATTTGGTCCTTGATGTGCGGATGCACACCATTGACCACGAGTTGCGTCGAGACCGTGTGGCGGGCGGTGTAGGGCGACACGTCCTTGATGCCGCTTCGCTTGCGTGCGCCCGCAATAGCCTTCTTCATCTGACCGCCGATGGATTCGCGGACGACGAATGGACTCCCGTTCCACTGGCGCACCAGCTTGCCACCTCGCTTCTTTAGCGCGGCCATAAGTGGCACCAGCACCCTATGCATCGGCACGCCGCGAGGCTCTCCAGTCTTGGACGACTTGATGGTGATCCAGCGGCCCTTAACGTCAACGTCTGCACAATCCAGGCTGAATAGCTCGATAGGACGCATGCCAGTATAGAACAGGATAGTCATCACGATCGCATTAGCGGGCGACATGGCGAGGACGAACTTAGAGGCGTGTTCGTATGCCACGGGCTTATTGCCCGCACGGGTGGGCGCCAGAACGGCTACGTTCGTCCCCCTCGGCTTCTTGGGCCGCTTCCATTTGCGGTAGTCAGCCCAATCGTTGCCAACGGCGTGATTCCAGACAGCCACAAACGGTGTGTAGAATTGCCTGTTGCGTGTGTCTGGGCGCGCGCTGGGATATGCCTCAGCCGCAGCGCGGTCCAGGTCGGATTGGGTGATTTTCTTCAGTGGGCTTGCCTCGAACTTCAGGAATGGCCCAACAGGCTCTTGTGTCTTGGCATTAGCTAGGAAGCGGTGCTTGCCGCCAGACGCCAGATACGAAATAGCCGCTTCGCCAAACGTAACGAATGGCTTCTTGCCGTGAACGGATTCGCCAAGCAGGCGCTCCTCAAGTTTTATGCGCTGCGCTTCTGCAATATCTCGGCGAGTTGTTTTCGTAGATTCGAAGATGGGCGCGCCTTCCGCGTCCGTCCCGCGGATGTACCAGTTTCCTTTAGGGCTTCTGCGGCAGAGGTAGAGTCGCATCGCATGCCGTTCCAAATCGCCAAAATGTCACTATCCGAAAAGAGATAGACCCTACCATTCTTGGCGTAGAATGGGAGCCTCTTAATCGTGTCCTGAAGGGCGCGTCGGCTCATGTGCAACTTGGCCGCCGCCTCGTTTAGCGTATAGACGTTGCCGAGCGACGGCACGTTATCATTCGCCGCTCCATTATCATTCGCGTGGCTCACTTCCCCACCTCCGTCTTGGGGGTGGCGGCGGGGTAGCTGAACTTTGGTTTCATGTCGGCTCGGTTCATCAGCTCGACAAATGCCTTCGATAGGATCGACAGACACGTATGATGATCGACCAGTTCGGAGTCGCTGCAATCGCGCACATACGTTAGCCAGTCCTCGCGGTCACGAAGTCCGCCAACCGCAATCGACGCGAGCTTGCATATATGGCGCAGATGATCGTCGTCCATCGGCCCAGCCTTTACGAGTGAGGGGGATGTGGTCATGAGGTGCGCGTCAATAGCGCACATACCGCGACCGCCGTGAATTGGAACATCGAACGATCAATTGCGAGCGGCCAATTTTGACCGGTGAAATACTGATAGGCGAAGTTCGAAAACACTAAGCCAATGAGGACAGCAGCAAAGCGCGCCATTCACTTCCCCTCCGAGACAGGAGGAGCGGCTGCGATCATGGCGCGGTAGATGCAGACCGCAACCGTTCCCTTCGGCGGCGTGTGATCGATGTCTGGTATCTCAGCCAGTAGCCAATCGGGAATTTCTCGACCACATGCGCGAAGGTGCTTGTAAAGCGTGCTGCCGTACTGGTTTGGCAAGCCGCGATTCCACATGACTAGATCACGCGCTAATCCGCCCCACATCGCCTCTGTCGGCTCCTTCGGCACCACGACGAGCCCTTCCGCAGCGAGGGCGGTGAGGTGATTGCGCGACCGCTCAAGATAGCGAGCGCGTTCAGATTTCGGCATCGCCAGCCAAGTGCGACCGTCGAACAGCGCATCAGCCCTCGCCCCGGCCTCGATTGCGCGTTGGTGCGTCATGGCTGGACGGGCTCGTAAGTCTTTTCGAAGATGTCAGGCTTACAGGGATACAGTTCCCCGTTGATACCAC